AAGGAAGCAACACCATGAGTCAACAAGGTTTCCCCCTGCTGTGCCTGCCCATCGTGGCCAGCGGCGCCGTCACGCAATACCGGGGCGTGGGTTTCAACCAGGCGCAAGCCACCGTGGCCGCCCAGAAGATCATGGGCATTGCCCGCCGTTCAGGCGCCAGCGGCGCCGAACTGGAAGTGGTGACCAAGGGCACCGCCATTGCTGAAGCCGGCGCGGCCATCGCCGTGGGCGCTGCGCTGGTGATGGACACGTCCGGCCGCGTCATCACGGCCAGCGCCGTGGCCATCGCGCAGGGCGCCATCGCCGTGGGCACGCTGGCCATTGCGGCGGGTGCTGTGGCAGTGCTGTCTACGGCAGCCAACGGCGCAATCATCACCGGCGCCCCCACCGTGGGCACCCCGACGATTTCGGGCGGCGACTTGCCCCAGTACATCGTGGGCTACGCCTTGCAGGCCGCTGCTGGCGCTGGCGAGTTCATCGAAGTCTTGATGAACTGACCGCCCGGCCCCGCACCCACCGCACCCCATCTAACGGAGCAAGCACATGCCCACCAGCAACGCAGGCGCACGGGTCATCGACCCGATTCTTACCAACGTAGCCCAGGGCTACAGCAGCATGGACTTCGTGGGCAACCAGTTGTTCCCCGAGGTGTACGTGGGCGCCGCCGGCGGCCAGATCGTCGAATTCGACCGCGACGCTTTCCGGCTGTACACCACGCGCCGTTCGCCCGGCAGCAGCACCCGTGAAATCCTGTTCGGCTATTCGGGCAAGGCTTTTGCGCTGGCCAACCACCGCCTGCAGGGCGTGATTCCGCGTGAACACCAGCGCGACGCGCAGGCCGTGGCCGGCATTGCGCTGGACCAGGTGGGTGTGGAAGGCACCATGCGCGCCATACGCCTGGCGCTGGAAGTGGAACAGGCCACGCTGGCCTTCACGCCAGGCAACTACGCCGCTGCCAACAAGTCGGCCGTGCTGACGGGCTCCACCAAGTGGAGCAACGCCGCCGGCACCCCCTTGACCGATGTGGACGCCGGCCGCGAAGCCATCCGCCAGGCTTGCGGCCTGTACCCCAACGTGCTGGTGATGAGCGCGCCGGCCTTCAACGCCTGCAAGAACAACCCCAGCATCACCGCGCGGTTTCAGTACAACGGCAACACCGCCGTCGATGCGTCGCAGATCACGCCGGCCATGCTGGCGGGCCTGTTCAACGTGAAGAAGGTGGTGATTGGTGCGGGCGTCTACTGGACCGACGCCAACGTGGCCGTGGACATCTGGGGCAACTACGCGGTGCTGGCCTACGTGCCCGAAAGCGCCAACGGCCTGCGCAGCCGTTACGACCCGAGCTATGGCTACACCTACGTGATGCAGGGCCACCCCTACGCCGAAGAGCCCTTCTGGGACAACGACAAGGCGGCCTGGAAGTACCCGGTGGAATTCGAGCGCACCGCTGTGCTGAGCGGTATCTCGGCCGGCTACATCATCCAGACCCCGGCCTGATAGGGGGCAGCAACATGAAGCTGATTGCTGTTGACCGCATCCGCCTGTCGGCCGACTTCACGGCCGAAGTGGGCGCCGAATTCGACCCGGCCGACCACGCCCTGCCGGCGCGCGACGTGGCCGAACTGCTGGCCATTGGCGCGGCCACGGAAGTGGCCGAACCGGAGCCTGCCCCGGCCGCGCCCACCAAGACCGCCCGCAAGTAGGCCCGGCCCTGGCCCATGTCCTACGCCACCCAGCAAGACCTGGTTGACCGCTTCGGCAGCGCTGAGCTAGCGGGGCTGACCGACCCGGTGGCTGGCAGCACCATCAACGCCACCACGGTAACGCGGGCGCTGACCGACGCTGATGCCGAAATCGACACCCGGCTGAGCGCCCGCTATGACACGCCGCTGGCCACTGTGCCCGCCGTCATCGTGCGCCTGGCGGCCGACCTGGCGCGTTACTTCCTGTGGGACGTGCGGGCCACCGAACAGGTGCGCAACCGCTACAAAGACGCCGTGGCGCTGCTGGACAAGATCAGCAAGGGTGACGTGATGGTGCCCGGCGCCACGCTGCTGACGCCGGCCGCTGGGTCGGTGGCCGTGGGCTTCAGCAGCAGCACCACCCAGTTCAGCAGCACCCTGCTGGACAGCTTCGGCGCGCCGCAGTAAGCGCGCTGCAGGCTGCCCGATGGACCTGACCCCCGTCATTGCCCGGCTGAAAGCGCAGCTGACCGGCTTCGTGGCCATTGCCGGCGCGGCCGACCTGGACCACGCCATGGCGTTTTCCACCGGCACGCCGGCCGCCTATGTGCTGCCGCTGGCCGAAAGCGCCCGAGGCCCGGACATGTTGGGCGTGCACCACCAGCGCCTGACGCAGGCCTTTGCCGTGGTGCTGGTCATCAGCAACCTGCGCGACGCCACGGGCGCTGCCGCCGTGACCGACCTGGCCGCCAAGCGCACCGCGCTGCGCGCCGCGCTGCTGGGCTGGGTGCCCGACGCCACCAACGGTGAGCCCGTCAGCTTCACCAGCGGCCGGCTGATGGGCCTTGAAGACGCCCAGCTGTGGTGGACCGATGAATTTCAAGTGCTGACCGATTACAGGAGCGCATGACATGCCGCCCAAGAATACCGCCCCGGCCCCGGCCGACACCACGGCCGCGGCCCCGACCCTGACCCTGACCCTGACCGAGAACCCCACCTGCAACCCGCCCGGCGGCGGTTCGTGGCGCTGGGACGCGGTGGCCGCCGCCTGGGTGGAAGCCACCCCCGACACCGCCACCGCCACCGAGCAACCGGCTTAAGGAGCCCGCACCATGTCACGTTACCTGCGCAACGCCGTCATCCTGGCCAAGGTGGAAACCACCGTGGGCGTCGATATCGTGCCCACGGGCGCCGCCAACGCCGTGCTGGTCAGCGACATGACCATCACCCCGCTGGACGCGCAAAGCATCGACCGCAACCTGATACGCGGCTACTTCGGCGGCAGTGAGCAGCTGGTGGGCCCGCAAAGCATCAAGTGCAGTTTCAGCGTTGAATTTGCCGGCGCCGGCACCGCCGGCACTGCCGCGCCCTGGGGCCAGCTGATGCAGGGCTGCGCCATGGCCGAGGCCGCCAGCTTGACCGCCCAGGTGCGTGCCGAGTACACGCCCGTGAGCAGCGCCCTGAAGACGCTGACCATTTACTGGTACGACGACGGCGTGCTGCACAAGCTGCTGGCCGCCATGGGCACCTGCACCTTCAGCTGCAAGGTGGGCGAACGGCCGATGCTGAAGTTTGAATTCACCGGCCTGGTGGGCGCCATTTCTGCCGCCACGCCCAGCGGTGTGGCCTACACGCAGTGGAAGGTGCCGCCTTCGATGTCCAAGGCCAACATCACGGCCGACGTCACCCTGGGCTGCACCTACGTGGCTGCCACCGGCCTGTCGGGCGGCGTGGCTTACCCCAGCACGGGCATTGAAATCCAGCTGAGCAACAAGGTGGCCTATTCGGCCCTGCTGAGCAGCGAAAAGGTGGATATCACCGACCGCGCCATGACGGGCCACATCGAGCTGGACCTGACCGCCGCGCAAGAGGTGAGCTTCATGGGCACCGTGCAGGCCAACACCCTGCAAGGCCTGGGCTTCGCTTTCGGCACGGTGGGCGGCAACAAGATCATCTTGCACGCCCCGGCGGTGCAGTTGATCAACCCCACCAAGGCCGAAATCAACGGCACGCGCCTGTGCGCCTATGACTTGCGCCTGGTGCCCACGGCAGCCGGTACCGGCAACGACGAACTGCGCATTGCGGTGCTGTAACGCGCCACATCAAGGGGTAAAGAACATGGGTTTCAAACTGGTCATCAGCAACAGCGTGGACGTGGACGTGAAGTTCACCGTGCAAGACGCGGGCACCAAGCAGACTTTCACCTTCACGCTGCAGGCCGAACGCCTGCCGGCTGAAGCCTTCAAGAACCTGGCCGATACCGAAGAAGACCGCACGGTGGCCGAATTCCTGGCCGACAAGGTGACGGGTTGGAAGAACCAGCGCCTGGTGGTGAACGACAACGGCACGCCGGTGGAATTCAGCCGCGAGGCGCTGGAAGTGATGTTGAGCCTGGCCGGCCTGGCCGGCCTGGTGTTCAGCGCCTACGTGAAGGCCTGCGGGGCGCAGGGGAAGGAAAAAAACTGACGCAAGCCGGGCGCCTTCTGGCGCGCGGCCAACTGCAGTTCGGTCCCACCCAGCCCCCAAGCAACGACGCAGCGACCCCGCACCATGCAGCCCTTCCGCCCGAGGTTGACGAGCAGCTTGCCGCCTTCGGGCTGGTGCGGGAAGCGGTGCGGGATGACGGCGCATGGGAAGTCATCGACGAAGCCGGAAACCCGGTTTCCAGCCCGGCCCGGCCGGTTGCCGACGATGCCGTCTTCCACCTGTGGCCCGAACACGAAGCCGCGCTGCTGCTGTGGCTGGCCGTGCAAAGCCAGTGGCGCCACGGCTGGAACGGCCCCACGGGGCTGGACTACGCCGGCATCCGCGCCGCGCCCGCGTTCCACCGGCTGGCCCGGGTTACGCGTGAAGCGGTGTTTGCCGACGTATGCGTCATGGAACGCGGCGCCCTGGGCGCCTGGGCTGAAGACCGGGCGGCTGAGAAGGCGCGGGCGGACGCGGGTAAAGGGCGGCGGTAGTAACGGGGTGGGTGTGGGCTACTTGCCGCCCCACATTGACCGGCGGATTTCGTCATTCGACATCGGCTTTTCGCCGCGCGTGGCGCGTTCGCCGTTCTTGCGTGCCACGTCGATGCTGGCCACCACGATGAAGGCCACGGTGGCCACGGCGTACCAGAAGTACGCCGAGCTGTGCCACGCCTCGCTGAACTGCCAGACGGTGTATGCCGTGGTGGGCAGCACGATGAACAACCACCAGGCGGCCTGTTTGATGGCCGTAACGCCAAGCAGCAAGACCAGCAGCACCGCGAGCAGCAGGTAGAACATGGCAAACCTTGATTTCAGGCTGGGAGTGTCGGGTGTAGCGCAGGTGATCGACGGCGTCAAGGCCGTGGACAACGCGGTGGGTGGCGTGGGCAGCACTGCACAGAAGACGGCGACCACCGCCGGGAAGAGTTTCGACACGGTGGGCGTGGCGGCCCAGAAGGCAGCCAGCAAGGCGGTGGCGGGCTTCGACACCATTCAGGAAGCTGCGGGCAAGCTGCAAAGCGCCTTCGGCATGCTGGCGGGTCTGAGCTTTGCCGGTCTGGGCTTGAAGCAACTAGCCGACATGGCCGACACCGTGACCAACCTCCGCGCCAGGCTGGAACTGGCGACGGGTTCCACCCAGTCGGCACTGGCCAAGTTCGACCAGCTGCGTGACGTTTCCAACCGCATGCAACAGCCGCTGAAAGACGTAGCCGACGTGTACCTGGGCATCAGCCGCGCGGCGGGTGACCTGGGCGCTACCCAATCGCAGTTGATGAAGTTCACCGACGGCGTAGCTGCTTCGCTGCGTCTCAGCGGCACCAGCGGCGCAGCTGCATCGGGCGCGCTGCTGCAGTTGAGTCAGATGATGGGCGGCACCAATGTGCAGGCCCAGGAATTCAACAGCCTGGTGGACGGTGCCCCGGTGCTGCTGCGCGCGGTGGCGGAGCACATCGGCAAGACCGGTATTTCCATGGGTGAACTGCGCCAGCGGGTGATAGACGGCAAATTGCCGACCCAGGAGTTCTTCCAAGCCTTCCTGAAGGGCGCGGACGACCTGAAGCAAAAGGCTGAGGCCATGCCGCCCACTATCGGCGGCGCGTTCACGGTGCTGAAGAACAACCTCACTGACCTGGTGGGGCGGATGGATGACCAGTACAAGGTCACGGGGAAGGTATCGACCGCCATTCTTGCGCTGGCGAAGAACCTGGACCAGGTGAAGGCTGCGCTGCAGATCGGCGCCATCGTGCTCTTCACCTACTACAAGCAGGCTACGCTGATACCTGCCGTGGTGGACCTCTTAACAGCCGCCAAGACGGCTCTGATTGGGGCATTCACGCGCTTTCAGATTGCTGCGGCTATCAGCGGTAGCGCGCTGGGTACGTTGACCACCGAACTCGTCGCAGCCAACGCGGCTACGCTCACGCTGACTGGCAGCACGTCGAAACTGGCGGCCGCGTTCGGCGCGCTTGGCGCACTCTTCGTTGGCTGGGAAATCGGCACCATCCTGCGCGAGAACTTCGTTGAGGCGCAGCTGGCCGGCATCGCTTTCGTGAACGGCACGCTCAAGGGCTGGGAAGCCGTGAAGTACGGCGCGCAGGTGGCGTGGGCCTACATCGGCGCGGCCTGGGGCGGAGCCATCGAGGGCATGGGTTCGGTGCTGGCGGGCTTTGTCAACAAAATCGCCGACGGCATGGCCGCGCTGGGCTTTGACCGCATGGCCGAAGGCCTGCGCTTGACCGCGAAGCTGGTGACGGAAGAAACCAGGAACACCGGCGACCTGAACGCAGAACTGAAGGGCTTGAAGGACGGCTATGAAGCCGCTACGGCCGAGATCGACCGCATCACCGACGAGATGGCCGACGAGTCGATCGCGGCCTTCAACAACAAGGGCAAGCATGAAGACTTGGCTGCTGCCGTTGACAACCACGCGAACAAGAAGCGGGTACTGAGCGACGTGCAGAAAGGCTTGATCAAAGGCTATGCCGACGAAACTGAAAAGCTGGCTGACCAGTGGGTGGAACTGGTTGCTGGCAAAGAGGCGTCCGAGCGGTACCAGGCCGCCAAGGCGGGCGTGTCTGCCGAGAGCGCCAAGGCGATCGGATTGAACGGACAGTTGCGCGATGCCATCAAGGCACAAACCCAAGCCGAAAAGGATGCGGCCGATACGAAGGCGGGAATTGCGAAGGTCTCGGAAAAGTACATCGCCGATCAAAACAAGATCAACGAAGGACTGCTGGCTGGCAATGCTTCGCTCATCGAGCAAAACGACAAGCTGCGCCTTGGCGATGCGGCGTGGCTGCAACGCGAGATTGGGCTGAAGCTGGCCGAGGCGGCAGACCTTGAATGGCAGGCTGCGAACGAGGGCGGCAATGCCCAGCTTGAGCGGCAAGCCGCCCTGCTGCGCGACCGTTCGGCCCTGCTGCAAGACGGCGTTGTGCTGAAAGAAGCCGTTGCCGCAAAAGACGCCTGGGCCAAGACCGCCGACGAAATCGGCAAAGGCCTGACCGACAGCCTTTTCCGCGCCTTCGAGGCCGGCAAGGGCTTCTTCAGCACGCTGTGGGATGGCATCAAGAACCTGTTCAAGACGACGGTGCTGAAGATCCTCATCAGCCCGGTGCAGCAGGGCATGAACAACCTGATTGCAGGGGCGATTGGAGGCAGCCAGCCGGGCTACACCGCCGGCGGGTTGTTGGGCAGCGCGTCGGGTATGGCCAGCCTGTACTCGATGGGGCAAAGCGCCTACGGGGGACTCGCCGGATACGGTTCGGCCATCAGCAGCTATTTCGGGTTAGGCGGCGTTGCTGGCGGCGGCATAGCCGGCAGTGGCCTGACGGCTGCTGGATCGGGCATGACGTTCGGGGGAAGCGCCTACGGCACCATCGGCGCGTCCAGCGGCGCCTACGGAACCATCGGAACGGCCGGGGGAACCCTTGGAACCTCTACCGCCGCCAGTGGCACCGCAGCCGCTGGCGGCGGCGGCATGTCTGCGGGCGCCGCAGCCGGCTGGGCCGCCGTCGTGGCCGTGCTGTCCACCATGGCCGCCAGCGATTTCCGCAAGGGCTACAACGCGCAGAAGGCCAAGGACACCGGCTTGCCCATCGGCAAGGTGTCGGGCCAGATTTCAGACATGCTGACCCATCTGGGTATGGCCGACGAGGCAGCGTCCATCCTGTCCGGCTCGACCCTTGTTGCCCGGCTGGCTTCGCTGGTGGGCATCAACGTCACGAACCACCAGGGCAGCGTGGTGGGCATCGACTCGGCGATGAACGCCAGCACGCAGTACGGCGACGGCAGCACCATCACCGACCACTTCAACAAAGACACCGACACCAGCCTGCGCAACATGGGCGGCCAAAGCGTGGCGCTGCTGAACGGGCTGAGCAAGATGTTCGGCGGCACGGGCGGCTTCAGCGCACTGCTGAAGTACGCCAGCGACGGCAACGACGCCAGCATCGGCCAGGCCTTCATCAACCGCAACGGCACGCAGGCCGCCTATGTCGGCAACGGGGCCGACTTCGCCAAGTACGCCGCTGACGCCAGCGTGGGCTTCACGCAGTTCAGCGGCGACGTGGCCAAAGCCACACGCCAGGCCATCGACGCCGTCGGCCTACCGCAATGGGCGCGCGCGACCTTCGCCAAGCTGGCCGATACCGCCACCATGGATGACTTGGCAAAGGTCATCAGCGAAGTGGCCGCGTTCCAAGACGCGCTGCTGAGCGTGCAAGACGGCGTAGCCCCCCTGGGTGGTGTGTTTGCCCGCGTGGCCGGCCTGAGCGGCGACGCGCTGAAGCAGTTGACCGACTTCGCAGGCGGCATCGAGGCCTTCGGGGCCAAGGTGGGCAGCTACGTGAAGAACTACTACAGCGAGGGCGAACAGGCTGCGCTGAGTGCGTCGGCTCTGAAGAAGCAACTGACCGCCGCCGGCATAGACGCCGGCACCCTGACCGACCGCGCCAGCTTCCGGGCGTTGGTGGACGCCACCGACGTGGGCAACGAAGCCGGCCGCGCCAAGCTGGCCGCGTTGCTGGCGGCGGGCGATTCGTTCGCGGCGCTGGGCGACTACATGGCGAAGAACGGCGGCACGCTGGCTGACCTGGCCGCCCTGGCGCCCACCATCGGTGCCCTGGGAAGTCTCGCCAACTCTGACGCGACGGTGCAGACCGCTGAAAGCCTGATCACCCTGAACAACACCGTCGTCACCGGCACACAGCAAACGGTGTCGGCCATCGTGGACCTGCAGGCCAGTTCAGAGGCCGGCTATGCCGCCGTGGTGGGTGCCGTCAAAGACACCAACAGGCTGCTGGAGTCGTGGAACAACGGCGGCTCCATGCTGGTGGCCGTGGACACGGGCGGATGAAGGTCATCAAGCCCGTCACCATCACTGACGCCATGCTCATCAGCAGCGGCGCGGCTGAACCTGGCCCTGGTGAAACCGCCTGGGCGGCCGGCACGGCCTACACGGTGGGACAACTGGCTTACCGCGCCAGCACGCATCGCATTTACCGCCGCCTGGTGGCTGGCACCACCGCCACCGCGCCGGAAAGCGACCTGACCGGCACCGCACCGAACTGGCAAGACTATCTGCCCACCAACCGCTGGGCCTGCTTCGACCAGGAAGTGAACACGCAAACCGCGCTGGCCAGCCCGCTGACCATCACCATCGACCCCGGCCTGTGCAGCAGCTTGGCGCTGATCGAGCTGGTGGGCGCCAGCGTCACCGTGACCATGCTGGACAGCCCCGGCGGCGCCACGGTGTACAGCCGCACCATCGACCTGAGCCTGAGCCTGGTGGCCGACTGGTACGCCTACTGGTTCGAGCCCTTCCGCCAGCGCGGCACGCTGGTGCTGACGGACTTGCCGCCTTACCTGAACGGCCGCGTCACCGTCACCGTTACCGGCACCAGTACCGTGAAACTGGGTGGCCTGGTGCTAGGCACTGCTTACAGCCTGGGTAGCACCATGCTGGGCGCCACCGCCGGCATACGCGACTACAGCCGCAAGGTGACAGATGCCAACAGCGGCGCCGTGAGCCTGGAAAAGCGGCGATTCGCCAAGATCATGAAAGCACAGCTGGACTTGCCCAGCGGCGCTGCGAATGCCGTGCACAACATGCTGACCGAACTGCGCGCCACGCCCTGTATGTGGGTGGGCGACGACAGTTCCGACCTGGAGCCGCTGCTGGTGTTCGGCTACTACAAAGACTTCAGCCTGACCGTTTCCTTCCCCAAACGCA